AGATTTAAGACCTGGAAAAGAAATTTTGCTACCATTAACAGACAAAGCGAGAGAAATGATTAAAGCCCATACCTCCAAACACTACACTCTTAATTCTGAGGTGGAGGAGCTATTGCTAAGTGCTGTTATGGCAACTAAACAAGACATGTTGAACTTCGGGTTCGTAGTACCGGCTGCTGTACACGCTGTCATAGACCCCAAGCCACTAAAAGGAGAGAATGATGGAGCTAACCCGCCAACTGACGAGAAGACAGAAAAATATTGGCCCGACTACACAGCTTCAAACTCACCAGGGCCAAGCAGTATATACCCCCATGAATTTGGCAACTGGAAGGAGACCGGTTTTGATGCAAAAACCTAACGCGATTATTAAATCAGGAGACAAAACAGGGAGTAATCAACATGCGTAGATTTCGTAAATGCCCTGATTGTGGGTTGATAAGCAAATCAGTCTGGGCAAATATCAAACACCAAATATTATCAAGCGTAGAGGATCATGTTTAGGAGTGAAGATGAGTAAAGAATCCCAGAAAATGCTAAAAGACATAAAAGCTAATCCCTGTGGTTTTTGCTGGGCTTGCCATTGGAAAAAGCAAACTGATTGCTATCCAAAAAACCCAGCTCAATGCTCAGTATGCGCTGTCATCTTAGATCTGATTAAAAAGTTTGAGAATGAATCTAAAGGAGACAAAACAGATGGGTAAAAACCTAGATGAATATATAGAAAAAGCTGAGATAGAAGTTTCTCAGGACTCACTTTTGACAGTACTAGGTCAAGTTCCGTCAATCAATGCGCCTACCCACAAAGATTTGCTAAAACTAGCTAGGGCAATCAAAGCAGATCTAGAGGCCGGAGAATAAACCATTATGCCAGTTAATTACGCCTCTAACTATTCTCGTCAGCTTTCAGAAAGACGCGCCTCACAGTCTCGTCAAAGAAAACCCTTTGAGAGGATTATCTACAGCTCTATGTTCTGGCATGACCTGCTCGGCTATCTACTTCTCGGCTCTATCTTGGCACTTATAGCTATAGGTATTGCTTATGTCTAATCTAAATACTAAGGAGGAAAAATAGATGTCTGACAAAGAAGTCTTGGAGAAAGTTATACAGAAGGCTAAAACAAACGGTTGGACCGGCACGGACCCAACAACAGAACTACACCAACCTGTTATGTCATACGAATATTACTATCCTATCTTCAACCACGACTTTGCTAAAGCATTATTTGACGAAGGCACACATTATTGCAAGTGTTCGTATGAAGATTTTACATGTGGTGAGTCTCATGAAATAGATTACGAATGGCAATACCACCTACAGCAAATGGTTATATCTGACGATCCAATTAAGTATCTGGGCGAGAGCATCTGATGGCTAAGTCTGTAGTCATCCCTATGCTAAACCATGAGTATAAGGCAGTTATCGCTTGGGGCGACTTAAAACACCTACGCAAAACTCTGATTGATCATCACTACAGTCCAGACATCGTAACAATGACGATGCTAGAGGAACAGACAACAGACAGGCGTGGCGTGACGTTTAGAGAAAGTAGATGCTACCCGACTATTTGGGTGGACTCAAACCTACCAGCTCACGAGGCAATAGGGACATTAGCTCACGAAGCCGTACACGCTGTTGATTTTATGTTTGAAGCGATAGACGAAAATATGTACCACTCTGAGATATTTGCTCATTCAGTCGGTGCGATAGTTAGAGAGTCGATAAAAGCGATGGGATTGGCGGAGTAATGGCTACTCAAAAGCAAAAGAAGGCTATTGACAATCTAGTGGAAAATGGTGGAAACGTGTCAAAGGCTATGAAAGATGCTGGATACAGTAAAGCTACAGCAAAAACACCACAGAAGCTAACAGAATCAAAAGCATTTGTTGAACTGATGGCTGATGCTATTACTGATGCAAAACTTATCAAGGTTATAGATGACGGTCTGACAGCCAACAAGACTTTTGCGGTAGATGAAAGTGTCGTTGATGTACCAGACCACGCTACCCGGCATAAATTCTTAGAGACGGCGTTAAAGGTTAAGGGTGCATTTAAGAATGATTCTGGCAGTAGTTCTTATCACTTCACGCAAATCAATAACGCGATGAAGAAGGAATACGATGATTGATCCCTACGGTAAAAAAGCTCAATTCATCGAAGACCACCTAAACATCATCGGAAAGGATGGTAAGGTACATGACTTCAAGCTCAACAACGTACAGCGTAAGTTTGTCGAAACAGCAACTGGAAAAGATATTATCCTCAAGGGGCGGCAAATGGGATTCAGCTCTTTTATACTGGGAGCCTTTACCAAAGACTTCATCTTCAAAGAAAACTCTCTCTCGGTCGTCGTTGCAGACATCGCGGATAACGCTCAAGACCTTCTCGGACGGGTCAAGCATTATATTAAAGCTTTTGAAGAAGCGAACAATACCAAAGTCCCGCTTAAATACAACTCAAAGTATGAGTTACAAAACGCATTTAACGGTGCCAGATATATTATCGGCACTGCGGAAAACACCGAGTTCGGACGATCCAAGACTATCACTAACCTCCATTTCAGTGAGGCTGCCTTCTACAAGCACTTCGATAAGCTTCTTGCAGGTGCAGGTACAGCCTTAGTACCCGATGGTAGGTTCGTCATAGAGACTACAGCCAACGGTTTCAACGACTTCAAGACATTCTACAACGAGAGCGAACTGGGCAACACAGACTTCAAGGCTCACTTCTACCCATCCTCCTATTTTTATAGTGAGGAGTACCTAGAGAAAGAAAAGAAACGACTGGGACGACTGTACGATCAGGAACACCCCTCAAGCGCTGAGTTGGCCTTCATTACATCCGGTGAACTCTATTTTGATAACGATGCGCTGAGAAGTCTATTAGCACTGACAAAGGAGCCGGTAAGTGTTTAGACGCTATCGCCCCTACGAAAAAGGTGAGTTCTACGTAGTTGGTGTCGATACGGCTTGGGGTGGAACGGATTATTGTAGTGCAATGTTTCTGTGTAAAACAAAGCTAGACGTACCAACAGTCTTTCACTCTAAAGTCTTAGCAAGTGAGATGACACCACAAATACATTTAGAACTTGAAAGGATTTACGATGAAACAGGAGTCAAACCAGTCGTTGCTTTTGAAAGAAATAACGGTGGGGTTGCGGAGATTGAGCGACTCGCCACTCTTAACAGAAATGGCAAGTACACCATCTACGTTGAGAAGTCTAACGTTGGAACCACAGAAACTGTATCAGACACTGTTAAACTCGGCTGGACAACCTCGTCAGCCTCTCGTCCAACGATGCTCTCAATGCTCAAAGAAGCCGTCGATCAATGCCTCATACGTATATACGACAAGCCCACTATCACTGAGATGTTCTCATTTATCGTCAGCCAAACCTCAAGCAGTTGGAAAGCCCAAGCAGAACAAGGAGCACACGACGATCTAATCATGGCCCTAGCTATAGCATGGCAACTGTATCAAACAGAGAACCCACAGGTAAAAAAAGTCCACAGAAAGCGTGAAATAAAGAGAGGGAGGTATCATGTCTAACGTATTTGACGCAACAAACTTAAAAGAAAAGGGCCAAGCTCTAAGAGATAAGATCTCAGACGAGGTTAATAGTTCAGCCAACTTCATCATAGGAGCAGTGCCAGATGTCCTCAAGATTACCCAGAAGCAATATAAGCAACTCGCAGGCTTAGATTCTTTTGAACAGATGAACTATCTATCACAGATTACTGGTGAGGTAAGACCAGTAGAGGGAGCGAACATGTTTAAAACAGCAGAATCTCCAAGAGGTTCACGCTACGGAGGATTTTTAATGGAGGTGGAGATTGATGAACACAGCAACGACTGATCCTGAACAATTTGATGAGAATGAAGAACAATTCAAACACCAAAAAATTACTGAATACACCAAAGATGGTGATGGTATCGAGATAAACTCTAAATCATACTACGAGAAGCTAGCCCTCCACGTTAGAGAGCATGAGACACAGGTATTCTCTAGCTATTTCACCCTCAAGAAAGATGTAGAGCAGGCACTTTGTCACTTCACTGATGATGGTGCTACTAAGCTCGTCTTAACCATAGAGAACAAAAAGCCTGGCATCCGTATTACTAAGCGGTGGGTAGAGTTTAAAAAAGACTACCCTCGCAAGTAGCTCTACACAATACGCACATAATTTGGTATAATACAAACATTAAGCAGACATGCGCTACGCCGTCCCTGCACAGGACGAACCGCGCATGTCTTTTTTTGAACAAGACGAACTTAAGGGTCTGTATCAACAGGCTAAAGATGAGTCTTACCAGTGGCGTAGAGACTATAACGAGTTTGAACGCCTCGCTGACAATGAATTAATAGATGACCTAGATGAAACACTACCAGAGGTAAATGATGGTAGTCTTTCTGCTGCTTTATTCAAACTACCTAAGAGAATTGTTAACAGTGATCTAAAGGGTAGATTCAAATCAGAAGATGAAGCCTGGATTACTGAGCTCGCAAACATCTATTGGGAAAATAAGATCATCCCTGGTGTTGATTACAAGGCATCATGGTCGCGCAAATGGAAAGACGCTACACGTAAAGCCGCCATTTATGGTTCACAGCCTATCATTTCACTTCTTGTAGACGACGGTAATGGTGGTGTTAAGCCTGATGTAGACATCCCTTATGTAACTGATGTACGCCTAGAGCCTGGTAAGGTATCTGACCAAGACAGTGACATTGTATTCTGGGATGTTTACTACACCCGCAAGCAAGTACGTGACCTTATTGAACAGGCTAAGAAAGAAGCTAAGACCAACCCGCAAGATGGCTACAACAAATGGGATGTAAAAGCCCTCCAGGCTATCTATGACGGTAAGATGGATGGTGAAGAGCGTGACGCTAATGAAGACCACCAAGACAAGCAGGGTAAATCTGTTACTAAAGGTGGTATTAAGTTCTGTATCGCTTTCCAACGTGGCGTAAAGGCTCCTTTCTACATGTACCACCACGCTACTGATGCAGTAGTCCGTGAATGGGAAAACCCAGACCCTACAGGCGACATACCAGTCAAGTATCTCTACTGCTACCAAGACTTCAACAACCCTTACGGTACAGGTATCGTCAAACTTGCAGGCGGTACGCAGAATGTACTCGATGAACTACGTAGACTACACGTACTCGCTACCCAGATAGGCATTCGACCACCTAAGAAGATCAAAGGCAACGAAGATGAAGTTGATGAAGATTCACTTATCTACGCTCAAGATCAACCATGGTACGTCGGAAATGCTGATGTAGAACCTGTCGAGATGGCTAACGGTATCTACCAGCAGTTAGCGGCCACCGTATCTATGTACAAGACCTCTCTTATGGAGATTGTACCTACTGGTGACACCTCTATAGCAGGTGGTGATAGTGGCGATCCTAATTACTCCAAGACACCAGCAGGTGTTAAGTACCAACAGCAACAGCAATCAGTTGATGATGAAGACTTCAAAGACAACCTATACCAGACATACGAATCTGTAGCAGAAAACCTTATTAACATTACTTTTGCTAACATGCAGGGTTCTGATCTTCTGAAACTCACCGATGAAGAGCGTGAAATCCTCGCTAAGTCTGGTCTTGAGTTCCCACTTGATGAGACAGGTACACCCACGAATGAACTAGAACTTATCTGGGATGAAGTACGCACTACGTTCAAGTTTGAGATGGAAGCCGAGGAAGACAAGAACAAGGCTGACGATCAAGAAGTAGAAAACATGGTACGCGCCTTAGAACTACGGTCCTCTGACCCTAACTTTGACATGGCTATGCAACTGTCAGGCTACAAGTTCAATCTAGGTGAAGCCTATTACACCCTTATGAAGAAGATCACCAAAAACGACAAGATCGTTGAAGAGATCAGCCCTGAAGAAATGCAAGAACAAGAGATGCAACAGCAGGCTATGGCTGAACAGGGCATGGTTGATCCTGGCATGTCTGAACAAGGCGCTACTGACCCAGGTGTGCCACAAGAGGGTACCACCACTCCCGAACAAGCTCAGATCAACGTAGAGGCTGTTATGCAGGAGTACGGCGTAGATGAGTCTACCGCTGCTGAAATGCTGATGCTCGAAGAAGAGGGTACTGATCCGGCAGAAATCCAGCAAGCTCTTCAACAGAAGATGATGGCCGAACAGGAGATGCAAGCATGACCAGAAGTGACTCTATCTTATTAACAGGTATGAACTCTAGTTCTGTATCGAAGCTAGAACGTAGTCAGTCAAAAGAAAAGGTACGCAAACAATCCAAAGTCGAGAAGAAGACACGCATCTCACCGACCATTGAACCGGTACTTGAAGAACTCAACAAAGAGGTGCAGGCAACTATCCTCGCACAGATGGATTTAGTGGACGGATCACCGGAAGATTTCAAAGCTAATGCCCTAGCTCTCAAGCTCTACAAAGAGTCCTGTAAGCGTTTGAAAAGTCGTCTAAGCAACATCATGAGGGTAGAGAACTAATGGATCCACTAGATGCCATGCAAGAAGAGTACAAGAAGACTCAAGATCCAGCTCTTCGGGACAAGATCTACAAAGAGTTAGAAAACCGCTATGAAGTGACCTTCGACATGGATAACCCCCCGCCAGTTGAACACAAATGGATTGACCGAGGTTTGAAACTCACGTGTGAGATAGGCACACATCCGTCGCACGAAATCTATAAACGGAAGTGATCGTGAGAGGTACAGCCCCAAATAGACTGTATCTCTCAGGGTTTCTCCCAGCCCATGACTTAGCCAGTCCCTAAACAGGCGTGGTCAACAACCTTTAAATGTTATGGCAGTCACCGCCTTAAAAGAGTGAAGAAGGAGCGAATATGCCCGAACTAGAGGCAGATGTTGAAGTCAATGATGATTCAGCATCGAGCGAACTCGAAGCTTACTTCGATGACCCAGACGCAGAGGTAGATTCAATAGGAGATACCGAAGCTGAAGAGGTTGAGGAAAGTGAAGAGTCCGAGGAGTCCGAAGAAGAGGAATCACCGGCCAGTGACGACGAATCAGACGAATCCGAAAGCGCAGAAACTCAGGAGGAGGAGTCGGAAGACGAATCAGTAGAGCAGACGCAAGAGGAAGACACAACCTCAGAAACGCCAGAGGAGGGGCTGAAGGACAAGCCTAAAAAAGGTGAACCAGATCCCGAATTGGCAAGAGAAGCTTACAAGCGACGCGAAGCTGAACGTAAATTACGTGAAGCCCAGGAACGGCAAGAAGCAGAAGATCTACAGCGTTATCTCGATGATGCTAAGGACGATCATGAAGAGCTAGCCAAGCGTCAAATGGAAGTAAGCGCCTACGAACTCCAAAAGGAGCGATCGGCAGTCCTCATGGATAAGCTGGATGTAGCAGTACAAAAGGCGGTTCTGGACTTAAAACTAGACAAAATGGATGACACCACTAAAAACTTCGTTTTACGTCGTTTAGAGGAGTTTGAAGCCACTAGGGTTGTCAGAGATCGCAGAAAAAACATCTTGGAAGTCAGGGGCGATGTGTACCAATACTTAAAAGAAGAAATGGACTCTATCAGTCAGTTCCGAAGTATTGGTGCGAGGGAGCAAACAAAAAAGAAGGCAGTCGAAAAAACACGTACTGTTCTCAAGCCAACTCGAACACCAAAGGAAAAGCCAACAGACGATGGTCTACAAGCTTTTCAGGAGGAAGCTGATAAGTGGTAGAGCCTTAAAGAAAGGCAATAACCCAAAATGGCTGTTAATTACGCAACCAAGTATGAGAAGGCTACATCAGATCTTCTCGTTGCCCGCCGTAAATCGTCTAAGTTCACAAACCAGGACTGGTCTTGGGACGGAAACGAAAGCATCGTTGTTACTACACTTACTGACCCAACAATCGGTAACTACAACCCCAACGTTGCAACGGGCGCATACGGTGAACCTACAGAAGTAGAAGACACCGAGCAAACATTCACGCTGTCTCGTGACCGTGCATGGACAAAAACAATCGACAAAAAGTCTATTCAAGACAAACTAGGCATTAAGCAACCAGCTAAGTACCTTGCACAGGTAACTAAAAACAAGATGGTTCCTGAAATTGACACATACATATTTCAGACTCTTGCTACCGCTGGTGCATTAGACAACCGAGATGACATCGTCGCTGACGCTGCTACCTCTACCTCTAACGCTTACACCAACTTTGCAGACATAAACGCCGACATCACCGACCAGGAAGCACCTGAAGAGGGCCGTGTCGCTGCTATGACCCCTGCTTACTACAACAAACTTAAGCAAACTACTACGTTTGACTCTAGCGACCTTGGTCTTAAAGACCGTAAGAGCGGTTCAATCGGAATGCTTGATGGTGTAGAAATCGTTGTTGTTCCTAGCAACCGTATGCCTGCTAGCACAGACTTGATCATTTCCCACCCTTCTGTCTGTGTTGCACCTGAGAAACTCAAAGACTACAAAGTCCACGACAACCCTCCAGGAAAAAGCGGTTACTTGATTGAATACCGCCACCGCTACGACGCATTTGTCGATGCAAACCTATACGGATGTATCGGTATACATAAAACAGTATAAATAAGATAATTTGTCAAGTATGAAGAAAGCTAGCCCCCTGAACAACCGCAAATTGCTAATTAAAGATAGTGATTACTATCTAGTACTTGCGAACGATAAAGGATTAGCGCTCATAGATTCAGACAAGTCTTATCTCTCAAAGTTTAATTGGAGCCTATCGAAAGATGGTTATGCGGTTGCGTGGATAGACGGTAAGGTAACGAAACTACATCACGCACTTATGGGTAAGCCAACTAAGGGCATGGTGATAGATCATATCAACCGTAGCAAGCTAGATAACACCGTTCAAAACCTACGATTAACCACACAAAAAACTAACATGCGCAACACCGGTATGTTCAATACTAATACCTCTGGTCACAAAGGGGTCACTTGGGATAAGAGAACAAGCAAATGGATTGCACAAGCGTTCTTTGACGGTAAATACAGGTTCGGCGGAAGGTTTAGCAACATAAAAGACGCGGTCAAGGCCAGGCAGCGATTAGAGCAACAATTTAATTAAAGGAGAAACAAATGCCCCT